AGATTCCACGCTTTCAGCGTTTAATAAAACCCTGGTTCTTTCCGGTAATCAGTCCGGACTGACTGCCGATCGCATGCTGACGCTCTCCAGAGCCGGGCAGGCAGCAGGGCTGACGTTTAACCAGGCGAGAGAGTCACTGGCAGCCCTGGTGAATGCCGGTGTGCGTGGTGGTGAACAGTTTGATGCCATCAACCAGAGTGTCGCGCGTTTTGCTTCTGCATCCGGTGTGGAGGTGGACAAGGTTGCAGAGGCTTTCGGAAAACTGACCACCGACCCGACGTCGGGACTGATGGCGATGGCGCGCCAGTTCCGTAACGTGACGGCAGAGCAGATTGCGTATGTTGCGCAGCTGCAGCGTTCCGGTGATGAGGCCGGGGCCTTACAGGCGGCGAACGATGCTGCCACGAAAGGCTTTGATGAGCAGACCCGTCGCCTGAAAGAAAACATGGGGACGCTGGAGACCTGGGCGGATAAAACAGGGAAGGCGTTCAAATCGATGTGGGATGCCATTCTGGATATTGGTCGTCCGGAATCCTCAGCGGATATGCTTGCCAGTGCGCAGAAGGCATTCGATGAGGCGGATAAAAAATGGCAGTGGTACCAGAGCCGGAGCCAGCGCCGGGGAAAGACCTCCTCTTTCCGTGCCAACCTGCAGGGCGCATGGAATGACCGGGAAAATGCCCGTCTGGGGCTGGCAGCGGCCACGCTGCAGTCGGATATGGAAAAAGCCGGTGAACTGGCCGCCAGGGACCGGGCCGAACGGGACGCATCACAGCTGAAGTATACCGGAGAGGCGCAGAAGGCGTATGAGCGTCTGCTGACGCCGCTGGAGAAATATACCGCCCGTCAGGAAGAACTGAATAAGGCCCTGAAAGACGGGAAAATCCTGCAGGCGGATTACAACACGCTGATGGCGGCGGCGAAAAAGGATTATGAATCAACGCTGAAAAAGCCGAAGTCGTCAGGAGTCAAAGTGTCAGCCGGTGAGCGTCAGGAAGACCAGGCGCATGCTGCCCTGCTGGCGCTTGAAACCGAGCTCCGGACGCTGGAAAAACACAGCGGTGCGAATGGGAAAATCAGCCAGCAGCGTCGCGATTTATGGAAAGCGGAAAATCAGTATGCGGTCCTGAAAGAGGCAGCCACGAAACGGCAGTTATCTGAGCAGGAAAAATCCCTGCTGACCCATGAGAAAGAGACGCTGGAGTACAAACGCCAGCTGGCTGAGCTTGGCGACAAGGTTGAACACCAGAAACGGCTGAATGAGCTGGCACAGCAGGCGGCGCGGTTTGAACAGCAGCAGAGCGCGAAGCAGGCAGCCATCAGCGCAAAAGCCCGCGGCCTCACCGACCGTCAGGCGCAGCGGGAGTCGGAAGAGCAGCGCCTTCGTGAGGTGTACGGTGATAATCCGGCTGCGCTGGCGAAGGCCACATCTGCACTGAAGAACACCTGGTCTGCGGAGGAGCAGCTTCGTGGAAGCTGGATGGCCGGTCTGAAGTCCGGCTGGGGCGAGTGGGCGGAAAGTGCGACGGACAGTTTTTCGCAGGTTAAAAGCGTGGCCACGCAGACCTTTGACGGTATTGCACAGAATATGGCAGCGATGCTGACCGGCAGCGAACAGAGCTGGCGTGGTTTCACCCGTTCTGTGCTCTCCATGCTGACAGAGATTTTTCTGAAGCAGGCAATGGTGGGGATTGTCGGGAGTATCGGCAGCGCCATTGGCGGTGCTGTTGGTGGCGGCGCATCCGCGTCAGGCGGTACAGCCATTCAGGCCGCTGCGGCGAAATTCCATTTTGCAACCGGAGGATTTACGGGAACCGGCGGCAAATATGAGCCAGCGGGGATTGTTCACCGTGGTGAATTTGTCTTCACGAAGGAGGCAACCAGCCGGATTGGCGTCGGCAACCTGTACCGCCTGATGCGGGGCTATGCGGAAGGTGGTTATGTGGGCGGTGCCGGAAGTCCGGCGCAGATGCGGCGTTCAGAGGGTATCAGATTTGAGCAGAACAACAACGTGGTGATTCAGAACGACGGTATCAACGGACAGGCGGGGCCGCAGCTGATGAAGGCGGTGTATGACATGGCCCGCAAGGGGGCGCAGGATGAGCTCCGGCTGCAGTTGCGTGATGGCGGTATGTTATCGGGGAGCGGGCGATGAAAACATTTCGCTGGAAAGTGAAGCCGGATATGGAGGTGAACTCGCAGCCGTCGGTGCGTGAAGTGCGTTTTGGTGACGGGTACTCACAGCGTATGGCGGCAGGGCTGAATGCTGACCTGAAAACATACCGTGTGACGCTTTCCGTGACCCGGGAGGAGGCCCGGCATCTGGAAGCGTTCCTGGCAGAGCACGGTGGCTGGAAGGCGTTTCTGTGGACACCGCCTTATGCCTGGCGGCAGATAAAGGTGACCTGTGCCGCCTGGTCATCACGGGTTCGCATGCTGCGGGTTGAATTCAGTGCCGAGTTTAAGCAGGTGGTGAACTGATGCAGGATATTCACGAAGAAAGTCTGAACGAGTCGGTTAAATCAGAGCAGTCACCGCGGGTGGTACTCTGGGAAATCGACCTGACGGTACAGGGTGGTGAGCGGTATTTTTTCTGCAATGAGCTGAATGAAAAAGGGGAGGCGGTCACCTGGCAGGGGCGGCAATATCAGGCATACCCGATTGACGGCAGCGGTTTTGAGATGAACGGGAAGGGTAGCAGTGCCCGCCCGTCGCTGACGGTGTCGAATCTGTTCGGTCTGGTCACCGGAATGGCGGAGGACCTGCAGAGCCTGGTGGGGGCCACGGTGGTCCGCCGCCGGGTGTATGCCCGTTTTCTGGATGCGGTGAATTTTGTGGCGGGCAATCCGGAAGCGGACCCGGAGCAGGAGCTGAGCGACCGCTGGGTGGTGGAGCAGATGTCAGAGCTGACGGCCATGACAGCCTCGTTTGTGCTGGCAACACCGACGGAGACGGACGGAGCGCTGTTTCCCGGTCGCATTATGCTGGCGAATACCTGTATGTGGGATTACCGGGGAGATGAATGCGGGTATAACGGTCCTGCGGTGGCGGATGAGTTCGACAACCCCACCACGGATATCCGTAAGGACAGATGCAGCAAGTGCATGCGTGGGTGTGAACTGCGCAGGAATGTCGGCAATTTTGGCGGTTTCCTTTCCATTAATAAACTTTCGCAGTAAATCCCGGTTTATGACACAGACTGAATCAGCGATTCTGGCACATGCCCGGCGGTGTGCGCCTGCGGAGTCGTGCGGCTTCGTGATAAGCACGCCGGAGGGGGAGCGGTATATCCCTTGTGTGAATATTTCCGCAGAGCCGGAGGCGTATTTTCGTATCGCACCGGAAGACTGGCTGCGGGCAGAGATGCAGGGGGAGATTGTGGCACTGGTCCACAGTCATCCCGGTGGGCTGCCCTGGCTGAGCGAGGCTGACCGGCGGCTGCAGATAAAAAGCGCACTGCCCTGGTGGCTGGTCTGCCGGGGTGACATTCACAAATTCCGCTGTGTGCCACATCTGACAGGACGGCGCTTTGAGCACGGGGTGACGGACTGTTACACGCTGTTCCGGGATGCTTATCATCTGGCGGGGACTGAAATGCCGGATTTTCATCGCGAGGATGACTGGTGGCGCAACGGTCAGAACCTTTACCTGGACAATATGGCGGTCACCGGCTTTTACCGGGTGCCCCTGTCCTCTGCACAGGCGGGCGATATTCTGCTGTGCTGCTTTGGTGCTTCGGTACCGAACCATGCCGCCATTTACTGCGGCAACGGTGAGCTGCTTCACCATCTGCCTGAACAACTGAGTAAACGGGAGAGGTATTCCGAAAAATGGCAACGACGAACGCATTCTGTCTGGCGTCACCGCCACTGGCACGCATCTGCCTTCACGGGGATTTACAACGATTTGGCAGCCGCCTCAGCCTGTATGTGAACACGGCAGCGGAAGCCATCCGGGCGCTGTCGTTACAGGTGCCGGGATTCCGCCGTCAGATGAACGAAGGGTGGTACCAGATACGTATTCGCGGTGAGGACACGGCACCGGAGGTGGTGTATGCCCGCCTTCACGAACAACTGGGTGAGGGAACGGTTATCCATATTGTGCCGCGACTGGCCGGAGCCGGAAAGGGTGGACTGCAGATTGTGCTGGGGGCGGCAGCCATCGTGGGCTCTTTCTTCACTGCCGGAGGCTCGATGGCGTTATGGGGTACAGCCCTGAGTGCCGGTGGTTTTTCTGCCACCACGATGCTGTTTTCACTGGGTGCCAGTATGATTCTGGGTGGTGTGGCCCAGATGCTGGCACCGAAGGCAAAAACACCGGATTACCGCGCAACGGATAACGGTAAACAGAACACGTATTTTTCGTCACTGGACAATATGATTGCCCAGGGGAACCCGATGCCGGTGCCTTACGGGGAAATGCTGGTTGGTTCACGACGGATATCCCAGGACATCAGCACCCGTGATGAAGGCGGGGGCGGAAAGGTCGTGGTTATCGGGCGGCAGGGGTAAAAAGAATAAAAAAATCCCGCAGAGTTGCGGAACTGCGGGAGCGTTACGAAGATTAAGTGTAAGGAATTATTCTTATGTCACGACAAAAACATTAACACAGAGAAATTATTAGCACCACAGTCAGTTTGTGAAAATGTGAAGATATTCAGAAGTTTTATTCAGTGATGATACAGGCATCCTCAGGGATGCCTGTTGTTTTTGTGCGTAACAGTTATCACAGTAAAGGGTGAGACAATGGGCAAAGGTGGCGGCAGGGCGCACACGCCTCGAGAGGCGAAGGATAATCTCAAATCCACGCAGATGATGAGTGTGATTGATGCCATTGGTGAAGGGCCGATTGAAGGTCCGGTGAAGGGGTTGCAGAGTATCCTGGTGAACAAAACCCCGCTGACGGACACGGACGGTAATCCCGTGATACACGGTGTGACCGCGGTCTGGCGCGCCGGGGAGCAGGAGCAGACACCACCTGAAGGCTTTGAGTCCTCCGGGGCGGAAACCGCACTGGGCGTGGAAGTGACGAAGGCAAAGCCGGTGACGCGCACCATTACATCCGCGAACATTGACCGCCTGCGGGTCACCTTCGGGGTGCAGTCACTGGTGCAGACCACGTCAAAGGGTGACCGAAACCCGACATCCGTCCGCCTGCTGATTCAGTTACAGCGTAACGGTAACTGGGTGACGGAAAAGGATGTCACCATTAACGGCAAGACCACCTCGCAGTTTCTGGCGTCGGTGATTCTGGATAATCTGCCTGAGCGGCCCTTTAACATCCGGATGGTCCGGGAGACAGCGGACAGCACCTCGGACCAGCTGCAGAATAAGACGCTCTGGTCGTCATACACCGAAATCATCGATGTGAAACAGTGCTACCCGAACACGGCGATTGTGGGGCTGCAGGTGGATGCGGAGCAGTTTGGCGGTCAGCAGATGACGGTGAACTACCATATCCGCGGTCGCATCATCCAGGTACCGTCAAACTATGACCCGGAAAAACGCACTTACAGCGGCATCTGGGACGGCAGCCTGAAACCGGCATACAGCAACAACCCGGCCTGGTGCCTGTGGGACATGCTGACTCACCCGCGCTACGGCATGGGAAAACGTCTGGGGGCGGCAGACGTGGACAAATGGGCGCTGTATGCCATTGCGCAGTACTGCGACCAGACGGTCCCGGATGGTTTCGGGGGCACAGAGCCGCGGATGACCTTTAATGCGTACCTGTCACAACAGCGTAAGGCGTGGGACGTTCTCAGTGATTTCTGCTCGGCGATGCGCTGTATGCCGGTATGGAACGGCCAGACGCTGACGTTCGTTCAGGACCGCCCGTCGGATGTGGTGTGGCCGTACACCAACTGCGATGTGGTGGTGGATGATAACGGCGTGGGGTTTCGCTACAGCTTCAGCGCCCTGAAGGACCGCCACACGGCGGTGGAGGTGAATTACACCGACCCGCAGAACGGCTGGCAGACCTCCACGGAACTGGTGGAAGACCCGGAAGCCATACTGCGCTACGGGCGCAACCTGCTGAAGATGGATGCGTTCGGCTGCACCAGTCGCGGTCAGGCCCACCGTGCCGGGCTGTGGGTGATAAAGACCGGACTGCTGGAAACGCAGACGGTGGATTTCACGCTCGGGTCACAGGGGCTGCGTCACACACCCGGTGACATCATTGAAATCTGTGATAACGACTATGCCGGGACCATGACCGGCGGACGTGTCCTGTCCATCGATGCCGCCAGCCGTACCCTGACGCTGGACCGGGAGGTGACCCTGCCGGAGACCGGTGCGGCCACTGTTAATCTGATTAACGGCAGCGGTAAGCCGGTGAGCGTGGCCATCACTGCACACCCCGCGCCTGACCGGATACAGGTCAGCACCCTGCCTGATGGTGTGGAGACATACGGTGTGTGGGGACTCTCCCTGCCGTCACTGCGTCGTCGCCTGTTCCGCTGTGTTTCCATCCGGGAAAACACGGACGGTACCTTTGCCATCACGGCAGTGCAGCATGTGCCGGAGAAAGAAGCCATCGTGGATAACGGGGCCAGCTTTGAGCCGCAGTCAGGCACCCTGAACAGCGTCATCCCTCCGGCAGTGCAGCACCTGACGGTGGAGGTGAGCGCAGCTGACGGCCAGTATCTGGCGCAGGCGAAATGGGACACGCCGCGGGTGGTGAAGGGCGTGCGCTTCAGTCTGCGCCTGACCAGTGGAAGCGGTCAGGACAGCCGTCTGGTGACCACCGCCATCACTGCGGATACAGAGCATCGTTTCAGTGGTCTGCCGCTCGGGGAATACACCCTGACAGTCAGGGCAATTAACAGTTATGGCCAGCAGGGGGAACCGGCCACCACCACGTTCAGGATTAATGCACCTGCGGTACCCGCCACGATTGAACTGACACCGGGCTATTTTCAGATAACAGCGGTCCCGCGTCTTGCGGTGTATGACCCGACGGTACAGTTTGAGTTCTGGTTTTCGGAGGCA